GTTTCCTTCTCTTCTAGGTGATACCGCTCCTATCATGAAGTCGCGCGTCAGCTTTAGCGGCTCCAGTTCTCTTGTTGAGCGACTGAAGATCACGATTGCCCAGGAAGAGGAGGAGGCAACCCTGCGTCGTTACCGTCGCGAAGCAGAGGAGGAGCGGCGTAGGAACAATGCTATTCAGACAGCTCCTCTTACGAGCCATTTCAGGAATAGTATCCTCCTTAAGAGGCAAGAGGAGCATCAGACCGATGAGTATGACTATGATCGTGATCCTTCCTTTGAGCCTGATGACTACTATGAGGAGCAGCATCATCCTGCGTCTAATGATTATGACAATCAAGATAATGAGCAGGATGATATTTAGGCACGCACAATAACTAGCATTTTATCATTGTTCCAACCCGGTGAAAACCGATTCGTATGCTCACACATAATAAACGTATGAAAACTAACTAAATTTTTTACTTCCAGAAGAGCCTCTTCGTATGGCTTTTCAGTGCGGTCGCGAAAGATGTCTTCAATAATAAGAAGACCACCCTGCTTTAAAAATGGCAGAGCAGAGCGAATCATCATCGCTTGATCTGGAGGATCGTGTGACGCATCATCAATAATGACATCGAAGAGTTCGCCATCGCTGCTATACTTGGTAAAGCCTTCCACGATAGATTCCTTTTTAGAACCATCCATGATATCTAAGATGCTATTGTGCAAGTTCATACTATTGATGTATGCAACATTCTTTTCATCATTATCAAATCCATAGAGGCGCGCCTGAGAAAAGAATGCACGCCAAACGCGCATGGACGCCCCATGATGGACGCCCACCTCGGCGAACTTAATATTCTTATGACGAAGAGGCTCGAAAAATAGAGAATAGGGCGTGGTGTAAGGATGGCGATGTCCGCCGCCTGGTGTAAAGGGTCCCTTATCGGTTCCAGCCTTAGAACATAGAAAACAGAGAGACGTCTGGCAAAGGCTGCTATCAATAACTATGCTGTTCATTTATTTTGTATCTCTATTCTTGTTTAGATAGTTGTATAAATTTGACCCATTCATCCATACTAGACTCAGCAAGTAAATGTCGTTTCATTCACCTCCTGAAAGATATACAGACACCTTGAGTAATGAAGAGTATGCTGTCTGGGTCCATGGTCTCAACTCAAGAATCCATATTGAGAGGTTTGAGAAAGATGCGATGAAGGCAATCGAGGGCAAGGCAGTTGGAGACCCTATTCAAATGACTATGATTATGAATAAGGTATATGTGATTGATATTACAGACACAATCAAAAGCGTCTTTCCACATATGACGGTTACATGGCAGTCAGATGAGGATGATTTCTGGTATACTGTCACCATTCGGTGGCTAAAAGTTTAATAGGCGAAGAGAAGACCTGCTTTGCCGCCATAAATGCGCAGAATATTGTATGTCTCAGCGAAAACAAATATACGATAACGCGGCACATTGTTTGGGTCAATAGAGCCTCGCAGGGGGTTCATCTGAAAATGAATCTCTAACTTTTCAACCTTGTCTAGATTTGCTTCACCTGTCGGCACTGAAAATGGGTATTGTCCATTCTGCGTACCAAAGCTGAGATTGTAGAAGTAGCGATTTATCCATGGTGACTTTTTTTGTTCATAAGCTGGAATGAGTGAGCGGAAAATAGAGGGAGACATATTGGTATAGCGGACGAGTGTTCCATTATATACAAGTCCAAGTGATTGGAAAGGTTCAGACTCACGGTCAGAAAACCCAGGGACAAGATATCCAAGAGCAGTGGGATTGAGACCGCTAGCATCAGGCCACCATGGTGCTACATTGACACCCAGTCCGCTCAAGTCACGAGTTGCTAAGAAAGGCGCATTAAAAGCTGGCGCCTGATAACGCTGAGCGTAGAAGAAGAGGTCACGTGTAGGATTTGGAATACGCAAATTCATAGTGATACGTGGTTGTCTCTGAGTATCAAGTGGCTCAAACAAATAATGTTGAGGAATGGGATATTGAATATCAGAGATACGAAACTTATTTGCTTCTGGTTTATCCAGATAAACGTATTCAGCGATAAGGTAAGTATCACCGAGTCTCAGCGCATTGGGCATTGTAATGCGAGGAATGACGGATGCTAGGACACTCTGATTCGGATTTCCATTCAAGCCATATACAGATTTAGATCCCCCTGATTGATAGAAGGGGCTATTAAGTATAGGATAATAGGCAGACCCTGGTAGCGGCTCATTCACGCCTGTGATGTCCAGTTGTGCGGACGAGACATAGAGTGAGTTAAGAGGAGCAAATGTAATATTTACACGTACTTGATCTACACCTATAGCATCGATTGCTAAGGGCACACCTGCATCACCGCGACAGAACCAGAAGGGCAAGGGTGTGACCGCCACAGTGGGTCGTTGTGTCCATCCGATGCTGGTTGTCTTGAAGCCATTCTGAATACGTGGCAAAATGGTATTCATGCTTGTAACTTTTTCGAGAGGCGTATTGAACTCGTCGAGAACCTCCATGAGTTGTCCATTTATCTGTTCAATACGCGCTCCGCCGATATCAACTGTCGCATTGGCAACGAGAGCATGACCAAGGCTGTTGGTCCAGCCAAATCTAGGTCCCAAGAAGTTACTCGCACCGACTGCAGCCTCCGCTGCGATACAGGGTCCAGCAATATCTGGCATTGTTGTAATGAGGTAAAGGCGGGTAATAAGATGACCCTGGCGTGGCAATATAATGCTCGCATTCACTCCAAAGTTGGGCAGCGTATCAAAGTCAAGACGAACCCAGGAGGTTGTGAAACGCCCTGCTTTAATGAAAACTTTCTGGAAAAAACTGATAGCAGGCTTTCCTTTTGGTGGTAAAAGCCGTTCATCTTGTATTCCCGTATGGATAATCCGTAAAAGGGATGCCACCATTCTATCGTGTTATCTGAAGTTTCTCTACGTCTTTAGTCTCCTTAATCAATAAACATACGATTCATAATTCCATTCTGGAAGCGCAGCCAGTTGATGCTCATACAAAAGACTTTGACTTCCCACGCAGCCTTTCCTGGTGGTTTTACATCAAGTGTCAATCGGAGACTCTGAAGTCTACTCGCATTTATCGTCCCAGATGGTTGATGATTATCGCCAGGTGTACGTCCGATAGGATAACCATACACAAAGTTATTAAACCCAACGATACCACCGTTATGATAACGTGCGATAAGTTGACGGAAGTACTGTCCATTTCCTTCTACTAAATCAATACCATTGCATTGAATTTTTGCTGCAACTAGCATGCTTTCTTGGGGATTGTATATTGGGTCATATTCAACGTCAAGCACAGAAGAATAGTTTGTCCACTCATTATTGTTGCGCACATCCTTTCGTCGGATGAACCAAATGATTTCTTCTATGGGATGATTCGGTTCAAGTGGTAACTGAATACGAATGACATCAGCCGCAGTATTTTTCGTCACTGCATATTTCAGCGGCTCATCGAAAAAGAATGTCTGTGCCTCGCGATGCATAATCTCAAACGGCTGTCGGAGCATAGCAGAACGGACATTTCCATCCAACATGGCGCCGAACGTCAAAAGCCGCACATTCTCGAGTTGTGGTTCAGATTCTTGTGTCTTTACTGTCACAACATCAAGGTAAGGCGCATCCTTATTTATAAAGTTAATGGGGGTGTTCAGAGGCACGCTATCGCACGAATCACGGAAGCCACGCGCTTGTCTTAGAATCTCAGAAAAAGGGCGAAGTGTTACATTGATTCTCACGGTCCCTTCACGGCATGAAATAAGAGGTAGCGGCTCCTTCAAGCGTGTGCGTTGGAAAAAGAGGGGCAGCACGCAATGAATATAGCCATTTTCTGTGGGAAAGACGCGACGTTGCGGCCAGTTGCGTAGTTGATTGATATTAAAAATCGCAATATGGTCTGTTCCAGGACCCACCTGTGTGTTTAAATCAGGCCAGAGTAATGAAAACACGTGAGCAAAGTCGCCATCTACACTTTCCAGGGTATCACCATCCACTTCTAGCTGAACTGACTGAAGGAGTACTTGACCGATAGCATTCGCATAGTACCAGGCTTTCTCGGGGTCTTCATATACGAACTGAGAGTTCTGAAGTTTGAGAACGGTTGTCAAGTCTAGCCAACTGCTCAGCTTGATCTGGAGAACTGCGCCGAGTAGGATATCACCGCATGTCTGGGACGCAATATCAAAGGTGAACTTTTGTCCGAAAGCGGCAGGACCTCTGTATTGAAAATCTTGCATAAGAGGAACAAACGGTGTGAAACGTCTGTCGGAGTTACGAGCGAACCATGATGTATTTGCTCCGAGGGGAAAGTATTCATTATCTTGCATATCACGATTCGTCAAATCTAGAAGAGTCGTAATATCACCACCAGGTCTTTTAAATGTATCTTGCGTACTTGACATCTGCTATTGTGTGAAGGCATTTACCGTTTAACTAGTTACCGAATAAGAGTGTAGCTCTGAAGTTTTCAATCAGCATACATCCCCATGAGACAACAATAGAGCGCAACTCGCTATTTTTTTGACCGACGATAATGTCCTGAAGTTCAAAGTACAAGTCAGGTCTATCCGCAGTGCTCATATTGATAGTACCGTCAGGTTGCCGAGTGTAGGGTGAGCGTCGCCCGCGAATATCTCCACGCGTCCAATCCATGATTGCGAATGGTAAGCCAGTATCTCTTTCTAACTTTGCGTGTGTGACGAGTTTATTCCAGACAAGTGGGGAGAACAAGGTTTCTCTGTCGCGACCTGCGATGATGAACTTCATATTTTGGTAAAACTCGCCGCCGCTGATATCATTCGAAATATTCCAGAGTTGGTTCGCAGACAATGCCTTTTGTGAGCGGAAAAAACTGATGACGCTAGAGGCAGGATAGACGCCTTCTAGACGGCGCGTAATCGTAGCGGTAGCTCCGCGATACAGTGGCGCATAATCCCATTCACTTTGTGTAAATATACTTTCATACAGACGTTCAAATGGTATTTCTAGGCTAGCCTTTCTCAGACCATCTTTTGTATCATCTTCGACATATATGTGCCGAGTTCCCAGAAGAATACTGGGTGTAGGAATATTCTGGCGTTCCAGAGTTTGAAACTGGGTGAAACTTCCTAGCCTAGACGTCTTAATTTGGAATGTCTTACCCCAAGGTTTCGGTTTGACTTGCCCGTCACTCGCCTCCACCAAGTCTTCTAACTTTCTGAGAAAGCACCGAATGCGGTAAAACTGCTGTGGAATACAGACAGCGGGAAATCCACCATCTTCTCGACTTTGGCATCCAAATAGAGGCAACGTAAGACGCAACTGACCGGGTGTCGCATTGCGTTGGATTTCTAGAGGTGTGCCGCCATGAATACCTGTCAGCCGATTGTCTAGAAAGGCAGAGTTGAGACTGCCTCGTCCTCGTGAGAGTGCCCAGAGTGCGTCGCCGCTGAACTCTTGGATTAAAATATTGTCTTGAAGCAGTTGAATCTTTTCAAACATAAAATATGCGATGCCGTTGACATAGCCATAGGAAACCCCAGACAAGTCTGTACAAAGAGATTTAGGATTTTCGGCAGCTTGTGTGGGTGGTAACCATGATGGCAAATCAATAAGGAGTGTTGGATCAATAAAGAGGTCGCCAGCAACTTCTACTTGGAACTCAAAGCTACGTCCAAAGTCTGGAGTATTCAAGGCAGGAAGTACTCGACGTTCATGAATGTGAGGGGGAAAGGGTCCGTAACGATTATCAAATAGATTTTTTGCTTCTTTTGAGTCTTCAATGAAGTACACATCTTTATTTCCACGAGCAACTAGCTCATAGAGGGCTCCTTCAATGCTATAAGCAGTGGAACCCATCTCCTTTTAATAGGAATGTCTTATTTTTTGCCAGGAACTAGACGCCAAACTCCTAGCCATCTCATCGTAGCAGGACGGTCTTTGCGGTATGGTAAAGTCAGTTCTGCTTTACGACCGTACTGAGGAAACTCGATTTCACCTGACCACTTTTCACCACTCTTTACCCAGACTGTAGCATGCTCCTTTGTAGCAACGTAGCCAGGTTCAAAATCAGAGATACCAAGTTCCTTGAGTTTTGTAAGAATCGTAATCGTCTCCTTCAGACGTTCAGCATAGGGCTTCTGATTAAAATCCTCAGTGTGCGGTGATGTCATTCTTTATTTCAGACTAATAAATATCCTTTAGACATAGTTGTTCTGGCAAATGGCACCCACATTGCTGAGAGGGTAGCTGCTCGTACATGTGCTGGCGTTACAGACTGCCTGACCCTCATTAAATAAATACTTGAACTCATAACTGGGATACGTAATCACGCACGTGCTAATGCCGCAGCATGTGCTCAATGTACAAGCGCTGCCCTGTGCGGCAATCAATGTCTGTCTCTTATTAGAAAATATAGCTCTGGCTTGTACCTTCCGAATGACGTCGCTTGCGTTCATTTCTCTCTATTTAGAACCTTAAGAATAAAAAACCATAAGTCCAAGAATGTGTGGGATATGGTTCTATCTCGGCGTAATGCCGCCTACTCACCCAGCGCTCACGTGGGTAAAAACACTATTTCCACGGGGTCCGGAAGATATGCGGATAGAGGAACTCAGTGGTAATATGACGATGGGTTTTACACGTCTAGCAATCAATGGACTGAACAATGCTGGAATGCAGCCATTCTTTAAGAACAAGTATGAGAGCGATGAGCTCGCATGGATGTGCAATGGCGAGATTTACAACTGGAGAGAACTCTGTAAGACCCATAATCTCGATACGCGGTCTGGAAGCGACTGCGAGGTTCTTGGAGAACTGTATGAAATCTATTCAGCAACAGACGACCTCACGTCGTTTTTCCGCTCGCTAGATGGTGTCTTTGCCCTTGTGATTGTCGATCAGAAGCGTGGTCGTGTTGTCGTTGGTCGCGACCCATATGGTATTCGCCCCTTGTTTGAAGGTCAGAGAGATGATGATATGATTTTTACGAGCGAACTGAAGGCGTCCGCAGCGTTGTGTAGAACAGCCAAGCCATTTGCTCCAGGAACGTATCAGGTCTGGGACATTGCCACCAAGAAGAATGTTGTCACACAGAGGTACCATGATGTCCCTTTTCTGACAAATCCTATGCTGACACCCAAGCATCCGAATGGGCTCGATATGGCTTGTGCCTCTCTTCGTTTCGCCTTGGAGCAGGCAGTTGAGAAACGGATGATGACGGAGCGCCCTGTCGCCGCGCTTCTGAGTGGAGGGATTGACAGCAGTTTGATTGCCTCGTTGGTTCAGAAGAATCTTCGAAAGCGTGGGTTCAAAACACCACTCAAGACATTTAGTGTAGGTATGAAGGGCAGCTCAGACCTCAAACATGCGAAGATGGTGGCGGATTGGATTGGTTCGGAGCACCACGAGATTGTCTTGACGGCAGACGACTTTTTCAGAGTCATTCCTGATGTTATACGCGCGATTGAGACATTTGACACGACGACTGTGCGTGCTTCGGTAGGCAACTACTTGGTCAGTTTACATACTCGTTGTAAATCAGACTGTAAGGTTGTCTTTAATGGCGACGGTGCAGATGAGATTTTCGGCTCATATCTCTATTTCTATAATGCTCCAAGTGAGCGGCAGTACGAGGAGGAGGTGACTCGTCTTCTCACAGACATTCATATGTATGATGTTCTACGTTCAGACAGGACGATTAGCGTACATGGTCTAGAGCCGCGGACACCATTCTTGGACAAGCAGTTTGTAGCGGTTGCGCGATCCATTGCGTCGGAGTGGCGGCGACCCGTGAAGGGCAAGCAGGTAGAGAAGTGGATTTTGAGACGCGCATTTGATGATGGTGTTACACTGCCCCACCAGGTTCTTTGGCGACGAAAGGAGGCATTTAGTGATGGGGTCTCCAGCGCCGAGAAGTCTTGGTATGAAGAAATCCAGGAACGTGTCAAGGATAAGATTCCATCAGATTGGAAAGAGCAAGCAGAGGCGAGATTCACTCATTTGACTCCGAAGACGGAAGAACAGTATTATTACAGGGTACTCTTCGAGGCAGAATTTGCAACTGCTCCTCTCCCGAAGTGTGTCCCTTATTTTTGGATGCCGCGGTGGTCGCCAGGTGCGACAGACCCGTCTGCGCGAACGCTTGAGCTATATCAATCAACATGAAGACCGTCAGTACGAAGATTTTCTAGATGATCCAGTACAATATTTGCGCCGAACCACAAGAGAACGATTCCACCGAGCATGAACCGTAAATCGACCGTAGCGAGTCCATATACAACGACTGCAGTACCCGTCGTCATGTAAAGATTTGAAAGACGATATACGATAAGGCTCATCTTCTACCTTTAGAAAGATTTTGATATTTCAGGGAAGAAAAATATCATAGTCAAAACAAAGGCAATCATTACAATATACAATATGAGCTCAGCGAATGTCTGACCTTTAAAAAGCGTATGAATAATCGTATCGCTGAGACCCCAGATGGCAACCCACCAAATGATTGTAATAAGAGATATACCCAACGAGCGGTAGCGCTCACCAAATGGGATATGTGGGGCGTTCATGTTCATATTCTATTTATGATGTATTAAAATTGAAAATGGACGCCCAGCACAGGAAAGCAAAACAACAATGACCACGCAATGTTCTGGGCGGCTTGTTGATGATATCCGAGCATTTGGATTCTTTGGAAATGGAAAGAACAAGTTTCATCTGGAGCTTCGTTGTCAAGGCAAGAGTGTAGCAAATACGAAACTCTGTGGAAAATGTTTAGAGCGACCAACAGAGCTTGGCAAGTATCATTCTGCACTTCTTCATGGACTTATTGGCGAAGCTCCGCCGCCGTGGAGTCATGTCTTTGGAGGAGAATGGTATAGGGCTAAAGTTGTCACCTATGGAGAACCAGACGAGAAGGAGATGGCAAAAGGCAAGGCGGCACAGGCAGAAGCAAACAAGGGTATTGACCAACTCATTGTGCCTGTGGTCGAAGCAGCAAAGAAGCTCGGAGAGACAGAAAAGACAAAGACAAAGCCAAAGCGTGCCTATAAGAAGAAGGTACAGTCACCAGAAGCACAAACGCAAGCAGAACCACAAACACAAACACAAACAATATCACAAGAATCAGAGTCACAGCCGAAGAAAGCCAAGGTTCCAACGCAGGCAATAGAGTCTATTGAGACACCGATTGATGATAAGGAGATTGTAAAGATTGTTGTAAGACCCTTTGACCACGATGGTCGCCAATATTTCATTGATTATAAGAAAAATAAGTTATATTCTGTTGGAAAGGATAAGCGACCCTTGGCATATTATGGTCGTTGGGATCCAGCAACAGAAACTATAGATCTAGATATTCATGACAGTGATATTGAGTAAGCAGTTAAAACCAACTCTTTTTATTCTTTTTTACATGCTTTTGAATATGCATATGCCACTCTAATGCAATAACGCATCTATTGGTTCTATAATCGGTTATTACATATACACTATCATCTGGAAGAAGCACATGCAACTTATATACAATGTTTAGAAGTTCGTTTATTTTCCTGTTTGGAACCCAGACATCTTCATAGTGGTCATTTCCTTTCTCCTTTTCTCTCTTTACTCTTTCAGCGATATCAAGGGCACATTCATCATAGAAGTTCTCATCTTCATTTCTTATTATATCGTATGCCCTGCTCACAGGATTCTTTACAACAATGTACTTGTGCATTTCAGTGAGTGCTTGAACTCGCCGCGGCGCCGTTTTCAAATTTTCCCATAAGAGCCTTCCAGCTCACAGGAAACGCATCTGCCAGAAGTATGTTGAGACACGTCGCATACTCACGAATCTCCTTCTGCGCCTGTGGATCCAAACGAAGCAAGCATAGACGCGCATAAGCATAGAGCGACGCAGTCTCAATAAACTCAGTATACATGCTCTGAGGAAGAACAATCCGAGCGACTTCAGGTGCGACGTTCAAGGAGAGAAGATGATTATAGCACACCATTGCTGCTGACGTGGCGCCAGCGAGGCATTCATGGGCTGCCTTCGCCTCTGGTGTTGCCGTTTCCTTTGAGCCCTGCTTCTTATTGGAATCGCGTTCCCTCATCTGGTCTTCGTCAGGAACATAGCATTCAGGTAGTGTATCTACGTAACGCCGACTGACTTCATTGCGCGCAAATCCGATGGTATGGCGGTACCACTCGCGTGCGACAAAGATAGGCATCTTGAGGCGGAGACGAACCTGCGGATGAAAGAATGGGCTGATGTGTCCATGGTCAGCAAGATACTTGACGAGCTTCTCATCGCCACCCTTCATTTCCGTCACCTCCTTGGCAAAGGAGACACGCGCGGCATTTACAACAGTCAAATCGCTACCAAAGGTCTCCAGCAGCTGAATAGAACCAATATTATCAAGGAGAGGGAAAATAGGAGCAGACATTTCTATGCCGAATGACCGCAGCCGTTTTAAGTCAATTTGTGTGAATCTAAAAAACACACACACAAAATGATAGAATGCCGAATGATTGTTGGAACACGCTTGTTGTCTATGGTTCGAAGCAGCTTCTATCTGAGATTAAAGAGCACAAGTTCTCGTTTCAGCAGTTTGTTCCAATGCCTGAGGAAGAAAAGGAGAACTGGTATGATTGGAAGATACAAAACTGGGGGACGAAGTGGGATTCACACGATGTGAATATAGAAATAAATGATGGAAACAGTGCACGTGTATATTATACAACAGCATGGGATCCACCTCATGCTTTTCTAGAAAAGTTCCTGGAGAAGTATCCAAAGTCCTTCTTGAAGAACACCTATCATTCTGAAGATGGCTCTGCTGGCGTATGGGTAGGTCGGTACAAGGATGGTGAAAAATATATCCAGAAATATGACTGGGAAGAACTATGTTTGGAAGAAATGTTATATGACGCAGGATTTGAGTGATTAGTTATTATTCACACCAGTCATTGACCGCATTGCCTGGCTAAAGTCTGACTGGTGACGATTGGCGAAGGGCGAGACCATAGCATTCTCATCCTGAGGCGCTGACGTAATAACATCAGGAGGAGGCGGCGCCGACGTGCGAGTACGAAGACCGCGCGCCATACCAAGGTAGGCAGAGTGCTGCGAAACCTCGGTAAGCTCATTTTGCGTCAAGGAAGACCCACGCGCAAGAAGATTCTTGGCATTTTCCAAGTCCTCCAGTAGCATTGAGCGCAGAGGGTGCTGTCTTAGCCTGTCCTCTGCCACTAGCGCTGTCAACAGGTCATTGACCGTCGTCTTGAGTTGAGTCCTCGAACCCCCCAAGCGCAGCTTCAGAAGAACATCGCTGACCTTGTTGCGGTAATCGGCGACGAGCAATGAGATAGGAATATCAGCAATATTTGTTAGCAGCTGCGGCTCAACCACCGTATCAATCACATCAAGAGTCTCCATGTTGGTACCCTTGATACGAATCGGTCCGAACGATGGCGCTGATGAGAATAGAATGGTCACCTCTGCCTCGGAGTAAAGGTCACCCACATAGACGCTTGTGAGACCAGCATCCACTGTTGTACGATACTGAGTATTGGCAACAGCACCAGGTGGCAGCTGAACCTCGACCTTCTGCGCACTCACACTGACGAGTCCACCGAGAATGTCTCCAAAGACGGTGGCAACATCCTCCAGGTTTCGGACAAGATTGTACGCGCCACCGCCAGCCTTGGCAATCTCAGTGAGAACCTCAGTATTATGGTCGTCGCCATATGCCACCGTCGTGACAGAGAGTCCAGGTGACTCGACCTGAATCCGCGAAACAATCTCAACGAGCCCCTTTGACGTCATAACGCCAGCATTCGCATGTCCGTCCGTCAAGATGAGGACACCCTGCTTGCGTCCTGAATCTGGACCCTCTACAAGGCTGCGCACCTCCAGAAGTCCCGCACTGAGATTGGTGCTACCGTTAGGCTGAATAGTATCTACACGATACTGAATCGCCGTCCTGTCCTCTGGTGTCGCTGACGCCCTGGACACAATGACCTTTGAGTCATCCGCAAAGGAAACGACGGAGAGGCGGTCGTTGCTACAAAGTAGAACCTGTAGTAACTGAATAGAGCGCTTCACGCTGCTCATCTTATTGTTCTCCTCCATGGAGCCACTGGAATCCACGAGCAGAATCATATGCACTGGCTGCCTCTCCGTCCTAGCCTTCCCCTTAATAATCAAGCCACCATTGCGTGTTACAGTGCTGTCCTCCTGAATCTGAGTATAGTTTGCGCTAAAGTCCATATTGTATGTTTGCTATGCGAAAAAAACAAACAATATAGGTTTCAATTTTTACTAAACAAGTGGCGCGTTCACACAACTGACGGTTTGAACATTCTTAGGCCATGTCGCGGATTCATTTATTTTCACTTCATTTATTTCTGGAAGATAACTTACGTAGTCTAAGCCATGTGTGGGTGGCTTTGGAAAACCATTGAACTCGGACGCGGTGACGCTCGAGTAGGCGCCCATATTGGGGAACCATAGCCAGTCGCCAACTTCCAACTCTTCCATATTATCTGACGTGGCAATCAGGTCAAGGCTATCGCACGTCCGCCCGAACAATGTACCCTTGACACGCCGCCGCTCAGTCTTTTCACCTGACATAGACACACGCAACCACGCAGGCTTTTTGTGGTCGAATGGGATACACGAGAACTGCCCATAGAGGCTTTCATCAATCGTATAACGCCACGAGTTGCCGTCAATACTGGGCTTTTTGCCAATCACCTGGACAAATAGGTCGAATGCGCTCGTCGCAAAGAACCGACCTGGTTCCGCGATATAACGCAGTCCTGGATGCGTATAGGACTTTTCTACCATTCCCATTCGGATCGCCATTGCAGACTTCTCGAAACTGTGTTCATCAGTCATGAAACCGCCACCGATATCTACAATATCAGCTTCATGACCCTTACCTTTTACTACGGAGATAGCATCCGCCGCCGCAGATATCGCCATCTTATACTGCTTCTCATCTTGGCAGCCAGATCCAACATGAAAGGATACGCCTTTTATGGGAATACCAGCCTTTGCTGCCGCAATCGCAATTTCTTCCACCTTGTTTGATGAAATACCAAACTTTCGTGAGAAGGGCATGATGCTACCCTTGTCCTCAACGAGAAGTCGTATGAGAGCGCCGCCGCCCCATTTAATGTCTTTTAACTTTTCAACTTCTTCACATGAATCAATCACCGTTGTCGGTGAGCCGAGCGCCTTTGCCTTGTAGAGGTCACGCAGCGGCTTACACGGGTTCGCATAGACAACACGCTGGTTAAAATCCTCCTTTGAGGCACCTGCTTCAGCCACCTCCATCAACTCACGACCTGATGCGCAGTCAAAACCTGCACCAAGTGCCGAGAGGGTCTGAAGTATGGCTCTATCGGGGTTACATTTGACTGCATAATAGGGTCTAACCGAAGGGAGTTCATGTTTCCAAGTGTTCCAAGAGTTATAAAGACGTCCGCGAGCAAATACGTAAAAGGCACCGTAGTCCGAACGGAATGAAAGAACAACAGATCTTAATGTCTCCAGCGCGAAAGTCCGATAGTTATACTACTGAAAAAAAGGCTTAAGCCAACGCGCAATCAATTTTTTAGAATGGACCCGACTGCTATTCATCTTCAAGTCTGCGCTGGACTTGCGAATCGCCTGAGGGCTTTAGTGTCCGGGATATGTTTTGCCGAGGACCTCAATAGACCTCTGGTCTTACATTGGCCGCCGATAGAGCCTTCTTGTTGTGCTCGCTTCGAGGCGTTATTTGACCCGTCATCTCTTCCCCCCTTTGTCACTGTCGTACCGGAATATCCTGAGAACCAGAGACTTAGACAATGTCTATCACAGGATGATCTGGACAAACTCAAGGAAAAGGAAGGACAAAACGGCGTATATAACTTGAAGTCGTATGGTTGGTTTCATCATTCAGACCCAGAGCGATGGCTCAAACACTTACGTGCGTTAAAGCCGTCACAGCATATAGAGGACCGTCTATCCAAAATCTCATTTGACCATACACTCGGTGTTCATATCCGCCGTGGGGACAATGAGAAGTCTATCCAAGGGAGCCCCCTGAGTATCTTTTTAGACTTACTTGCGGTGAATCCCTCTCCGAAGTTTTTGGTCGCAACAGATGACGCAGATGTTCGCGCCATTTTTCAGAAGCATTTTCCCCAAAAGTGTGTCTTTGCGGCAAATGTCCTTGCGAGAAATACTGAGGAGGGGATGATTGAGGGAGCGATTGATTTCTTTGCTTTGGCGGGCTGTGAAAAAATCCTTGGATCCGTGTATTCATCGTTTAGTGATATGGCAGCACTCTATGGAAAGATAGAGCTCATTCTAGCAAAGGCGCATTAGATGAGTTCTATCCAGCGAAGATTCGCACTTACATCCGCACCAGCAGTGAAAGAAATCATAGCGATACAGACTATATCAGGAACACCATGGATATCGGATGTTACTGATTGTGAAGTGATTAAGTCATCTGCGCCAAGTGAATCAGTTTCTGATGTTTTAGCAGTAAAATAGCCAGAACGAAGACATCGCCCCCCTGTAACTGTTCGCGTACTTGTAGTATTGCTTGGAAAATACGCATATTCAATCATACTTGTTGGATTCGGATGATTCACCCACGTGATTGAGCCGCCACCAAGAGTGGGGTTTAATAATACACTATATACACCACTATCAGCTGTTTTACAAAACATTTCAATATTTTTTATTTTAACTGTTGCTCGGCAGTACTGTTGTTGTAACCGAATAAGCAAAATGGGTCTTAGTGTATCGATTCCTATTCTCACAGTATCATATGTAATATTAGCAGGTAGTGAGTATATACGTCCATAGGGTATATAATCTCCTCCGATATGTGAAGCGCAACATATAGATGCCATAATCGCAGGATTTGGCGAACCACCAGATACTTTTTCAATTTCATAGCGGATAGGAAGTTTATTTAAATGTGTATATGCTTGATTATAAATACGATTTTTAAATACATGGCATACAGTGTAAGCAGAATTATAAAAGGCGCCCATACGTACAACACCTACGCCAAGCCATTGGCGTTCAACAAATAACAAAGAAGGAGTAGTAATACCTAATATATATCCACTTGGATTTGTCGCAGTATTATAATCGAAGGTATTCACATTCCAGTCACTCTGAGCCACACGTGTCACGTTTTGTATATTATCAGGACTGTTGTATTTTTCTACAACAAACCAACTATTTCCTGAGAGTTCAAAATAGTGTCCCATACTTGGTTGATTTGTTTCTTGACCTGTTCCACCATAAATAGAACTTACAAAGAGTGGGTTTGCTCCTGTAGTACCAGCGGGTGTATTCTTATCACGATAATCATCATATATACCTGCTCTAACAGCCACAGAAGTATCAAATGTTCCAAGGAACTGAGGAACCCAGGTAAACTGTACCAAGTGTGATGTACCTGGTTGATATATTTGATATTCATGTGTTTGTCTTATAGCTCTACCACCAGCATTAGATGCTTCAAGTATTGTCATTGTACTTATAGTAATAGTACTTACAAAACCAGTTCCAGTGCTATGATAGTCCATAATTTCATATTGTGGTGTAAAAGCATTATCCGATGCTAAATTTAGAGTCGGCGATGTTACATATAAACGATTAAATACATCTGATACTTGATTGGCAATATTGATATTAGAATTGACAAGGATCGTTGAAATCGGCACAGCTGAACTGCTGATATTCACATTGATAGGATTGACAACAAAGGTGGAAAGACCAACCGAGCTGCTGCTGATATTCACATTGATAGGATTGACAACAAAGGTGGAAAGA